CAAGATCTAAGAAGTCTGCTTGTTGGTAAGCCGAAATATCCTTCATCGAATATATGGACTTGCCAGTTTTGCGTTCCCACTTAGCCCACTCAGGTAAGCCGGCTACATAAGTAACCGACTCGCCCGTGTTGTATTTAATTGTTATTGATAACTTCATCTCCCGATGCTCCGATCTCTTAGCTGAAGGTCTCTGTTACTGCACCCTTTGATACCTTAAAGGTGAAGGATACTGTTTGTGCGTCAATGCCTGATCCGCCAGCTGTTGGAAATTCTGGCTTAATTGGGAAAACGAATTGAGCGCCTGATGCGGCGGTCAAGGTAATGCTGATGTCTGTATCTGGTGCGCTTTCTGCTGCTGCCCAAAGTGCTTCGCATACAGAATTAGCCTTACCCCAGTCTGCAAGCATATCAAGTTGGAAAGTGCCTTCTACGTTCACAGTCTTGTAAGCCTCGCCATCAAGAGTCTGATAAGTCTCGCGAACGTTGGTCTTTGTTAAAACAGCGTTGGTCGCTTGGGCTTGAACGTCCGTTCCACCCGTGAAAGATAGACCAACATCGCGACCAGTAATTACTGTGGTTGCCATTTGTTCTCCTAGGTTGTTTGTGTGTAATAGGTGGAAACGCGAATATCTGCAACCAATAAATTGACTGCACCCACTTGCGTAACCGATGGCCGTTCTACTGGGCCGACTGTATAGCCGTCCGGAATAACTGCCAAAACTGAGAAAATCAATTGCTCAAGATTATCAAGAGAAGCTGGATTGGAAAGGTAAGCAACTCCGCAAGTAATTGTCATATTGATCTTGGCGTGAATTGTTGAGTCATTGATTGTGTTCAATTCGAAATAGGGTGAATCTGGGACAAGAATAACCGCTGGAACTTGCACAGCTTCTGGAACGTATGAATAAACGTTCGCGGATACCCCAGTTAAAGCCGTTGCCAGCGGTGTGCGGATAGACGATAAAACAGTTGAGGCTGGCATCAGCCCACCATTGCATCGGTGTCAAGGTAAGGGCCTAGCAGACCTGTTACCTTGGCGAGAAGATTCTTTGAAAGTCTGTAAGGTGTAACTGCAAAATCTATTCCTTCAATGGATCCGCCGGCAGCTGTTCTGGCTTGGAAGATTTCGACAGAAATAGCCAAAACGGCAGCTTCGACGTTTGAGTTTCCAACGTAAGTTGCCGCGCCAGATAAAGTGGCTGTGCCAGCAGGAATAAGGTTTTTTGCTAGTACGTCATCGTTAGTAATAGCGGCTGTAAAAAACGAATCATCATATTTAGAGCCTATGGTGCGAGTGCCATCAAAAGGGTTACCGCAACCAGTAATTACTACGGATTGTTCTTGAGTAAAAGTATTTAATGTTGAACAAGAGAAATAAGCAACGTTATCGTAAAGCGAAACGCCATCAATTTTGACCTTATGAGCAACGAGCATTGGAAGAATTGAATTTTCTGATGCATCAATAATGTCGTCTAAATAAGCGTCTGAATAGAGGGACGACGAGACGCCAAGAATAGTTCTGAGCTGTGAGGCTGTGACAATTGTTGGCATCTCGTTTTCCTTTCGATCTAGAGGGTGACAGGCCAGCTCGGGAGCGGACTGGCCGTCACTTTTGCAGTTCTAACTAGAGAACCATCCAGCGGTAAGCGCCAGCGCCGACCTTTGTAGCCAATGCGCCGTAGCCGTAGTAGGCAACTTCGATTTGACCATTGAGAGCGACGTTCGTCTGAAGACGGAAACGTGAGGACTCATACCAAGTGTATGCATCTGGGTTGATAACGATGATGGTGTTATCGCCAACGCCGGAACCTGTTGTGAGGTTACGATCAACGCGGAAGTTCAAGCCAAGAAGATTTCCGGTTGCTGATCCAGCACCAAGATTTCCGCCTTGATTCATATTGCCAATGAGGTTCTGATAAATCGGACGTCCTGCATCAGCGAGGTTTTGAATCGCGCCCCATTGCTGAGGTGATGCGATGATGTTTTGAGCAAATCCGAGAGTTCCAGCATAGATTGAAACGCCAGCATCGGAGATGAAGTCAAGAAGACCAGCAGCATCAAGAGTGCGGTTGCCGCCGTCAGTTCCGCCGGCGATAAGGCCGGTTACAACTGCAACGTCGGTTGCCTTTGCGTATGCGTATTCCATTTGACGAACGAGTTCATCAAAGAACGCTGGCGAAGAACGATCAAGAAGTTCAACGGAGAAAGTTTGTCCGCCTGCATACTTCTTAACGGATACTGAAAGGAATTCGTTTGTCATTCCTGTTTCATCAATTGCAGCTGCTTCAGCTTCTTCGCCGACTGTTGGGACTGCGGTTAGCTTAGGAATCTCGAAAGACATTCCTGCATCTGGTAGAACGCCGCGAGATACCGAATCAACGGCTGGGCGATCTGCGTTTGATAATGGGTTGATGATTTCGGTCAATTGACGGGTTGGGATGAGACCAGCGTTGTTGCTTGTGGTGTCATCTGCAGCCATAACATACTGACGAGCAGCATCATCACCGAGTTTAGCGCGAACGCTATTCTCGAGGTATTTCGCCTTTGTGAACTCAAGGCGAGGAGTTGTGTAGAACGCTGGGCGTGAAGCCGAGACAGTTTCTACTTTAGCTGCTTCTACCGCTTCTTCGACGGCAGGAGCAGGAGCGGTAGTGTCAGACACGTGGTCTCCTTCGGTTGGTTTGTCTGCATCAGCGGTTGCCGGAGCAGAATCTTCTTTTGGCGCTTCGTTCTCGGAAGCGGCAACGACCTCAGCGACTCTTGCTGAATCTATTGCCGGATCTGTGACAAGACTGACTTCATCGAGAGTAGCTGACATAATTTGCATAACGCCCTTGTTGTTTGTCCACTCGTTAATTTGTGCGCCAACGCTAAATCCGTCGCGCAATCCTTCAGTTGCTTCGACTAGCGCATCTTCGCCAGCCATTGTGTTAGCAATCTTGAATGTAGCCACAATGCCATTAGCAGTTACTTCGTGGCTCATCAATTTGCCAATTGGACGAGTGCGATCGTGTTCAAGGAGCAACTTCACAGGCTTCATCTCAATTGATTCAGCTGCGAAAACTGTTGGCCCGACTGAGGTATTACCCTGCTCGTTCCAAGTGACAATCGTTCCGCTGATTGTGCGCTTTACTGTATCGGCCGCAGTTACGACCATAGGCATCTTAATTTTCATTAGGGATTAAATCTTCCTCTCTCTGAATCTGCTCGATGCTCATCGCGCCGATGCGGTTCAAAATTTCATAAACTTGAGCGCGTTCCAAAGCGTTGCCGCGTAGGAAATCGTCAAGTGCAAATCGCACCATCACAGGGTTTGGAACGAAGTCCGGAAGTGATAGGCGTTCCTCAATTGCCTTCAAGATTGGGCGAAGTGAGAAATCAACTAGTGAGCGCCGCTCAGACACAGCGTTTGAGTAAGTCATCGAAGTCGTTTCGGCGCTCAAGAAGTAGGCTGGGATACCGCAAGCCCGAGCCAATTCTAAAGCCACATATTGACGAGCTTCGGCAAGTTGTAATGATTTTGGATCAAAACCAAATTCTTTCAAATCAACATCTGCATTAAGAAAAGCCGTTGAGCGAGATTGACGAGCGGTGCGCCAAGCGCTGAGAAGCGATGAAACTCTTTCAGCAGTTAAGTTTGTGCCATTGCTCTTAAGAATCATTGAAGGGTTAGGTTCTTTGGCGTAATTAACCGCTGCGTTTTCAAGATACACAGCTGCGCTGATTGTTTTGCCGGCGCGATGCAACAAACCTTCATCTGGGCCATCAAAGCGAATGAGTGAGCCGATTCCAGAATTAGGAACAGCCATTCCATCAACTTTGTAAGATTCAATTACTGTATTACGGAAATCTGTATCAACTGTAACGCGCTCTGGGCTAACGCGAGTCCAAGCTCTTACGCGACCGCCATCCGTTGTTGAATACATTTCAAGAACTTGTCCATAACCGACGCCATATAGCCAAATATCTTCAGCAAGCCAGTTATAAATTACGAAACCAGCAACGCGAGGATCAGGTTGATTGATGACGCGGTGAGGATCAACGTATTGTCCTGTGATGCGATTGAAAGTTGTTAATGGGAGTGATCCAATAGTTCCGCAAATGATATTTCTAGCGCGAGCAACTGAAGGAACGCTCATAGCCAATTGGCGAGTTGAATTGGTAGCGCCGCCAAGAATGTTATAAACAGAATCGGTGATTTGCACCGGAGTCAATGCGGCGGTTACGTCGCTAACCTTCTGCGGCGTTTGCGCGGTTACTTGTGGAAAGAAGAAATCTCTGATAGCACCCATTGAGCCTTTATTGTAAAGGGTTTGTGTTACAAGATGACTATATCGGCGCCATCATTTGATTGAGTGGCGTAATGAGTCGCCATAGCTGAGGCAACTGCTCCACAGATAATTGCATTTGAGACTTTGCGGCCCATTACCCATCCGCCGTCACCGAAAGGCAACTTGACAGCGG